TTATGAGTTCTTGCATGAGCATAAAGCCCCTGATCTGTTGGAGAAAAGAATTCATCAATCCAATATGAAGCAGTTTTTGGAAGAGAATCCGGACTTGCATCCCGCCGGTTTAAATGTGGATCGCACATACGCTATTACTGTAAGGAGAAGCAAATGAGTAACGTCGCCTTGTTTAACAACCAACTGCCTGACTATCTTAAGGAAGTCGAGCTTGATGATGTAACCAAAGCCCTAGCGGGTGGTGGATCGCAAGTCAAGCGTATTGCGCTTGGCAATAATAAGTTCGTGCTTAAAGTTGACGGCACCGAAGTGTCAAAGACTAATACCGACAAGCTAGAAGTTGTTATTGTTAACGCTTCCAAGAATATCTCAAGGACATTTTATGCAAAGGCATGGGATCCCAAAGCCGATGCTGCGCCGCCTGATTGCTGGTCTAACGATGGTGAGAAACCCGACCCATCTATTAAGTCACCACAAGCATCAGCATGCGCTAACTGCCCTCAAGATATTAATGGGTCAGGTCAGGGTAATACCAAAGCATGCCGTAAGAACCGTCGTATCGCAGTAGCGTTGGCGGCTGATTTAGATGGCGACGTCTATCAAATGACCTTGCAATCCAAGTCTATTTTCTATGACATGAAAGACCCTGGTGATTTAGACCACATGCCATTTAACCAATACGCTAAATACGTCGGCTCACAAGGCTACAACTTAAATAGCTTGGTTACTGAGATGCGGTTTGATGAAGACTCAACAGTTGGTAAGTTATTCTTTAGACCGGTGCGATTCTTAGAGCGCCATGAATGGGAGCAAGCCAAGAAACTTGGTGAAACTCAAGCTGCTAAGAGCGCAGTAACTATGACAATCGCACAAGCCGACGGCGTTAAGCCAAAGCTTGAAGCACCCAAAGCAAAGGCAGAGGTAGCCAAAGTTGAGGTAGAAGCGGAATCCGTTCCTGAGCCTAAAAAGCGTGAGGAAAAGAAAGAGGAACCCACTCCTAAACGAGACTTGAAAGCCGTGATGAGCGGATGGTCCACTGACGACGAAGCATGAATTTAAAAGGTTATAGCCTCCGTTTTGTTGAAGCAGTAAAAGCTAGCGACCCTCGGCACCCCGGGGTCCGCCTTGGCAAATATTGCATTGAAAAAGGAATTCCAGTAGCAACCATGGCACGCAAGTTTGGTGTGTCTCGAATGACGATATACACATGGTTTACTGGTGCTGGTGTTCCACGCAAAGACAAGATTGAACTAATTGAGAAGATACTGAGTAAGTAACGTCTACGGGGACAGCTAGCTCGACGGAGCGAACCGGGATACTGCCGAATCCCTTGCTGTCCTTATTTTTTCGGTGTTAAGGATATATGGCAACAACAGACTTACTAAGTGCGGTACTAGCACCCGAGGGAGAGGGGTGGTATTGCATAGTTGGTTTACGGCAGGATGAGGTACGTCCAAAGCAATCGTTCCATCAGACATTAGCTGATGCGGAAGCGGAGATTGCTACGTTACTACAAGAAAAGTGTAATGTTTACTTTGCTTGTGCCAAATACAAGGATCCCAAAGAAGGTCGTGTTCAACCCAACGGCGACATTATCAAAGCCTTTTGGATAGATATTGATTGTGGTGAGGGTAAACCCTACGCCGATCAGACCGTCGGCCTTGCAGAACTAAAAGCATTCTGTAAAAAGATTAATATGCCGCTGCCCTCAGTAGTTAATTCAGGGCGGGGTATTCATGCGTACTGGAGACTCAAAGAAGTAATCGGTCGTGCTGAGTGGCGCCCAGTAGCTGAACGACTCAAAGCGCTTTGTGAAGAACATGGCTTCGATGCAGACCCATCCAGAACGGCAGATAACGCATCTATTTTGCGTGTACCAGAGACACTTAATTTCAAGGACGAGCCACCCTTACCTGTTGAAATTTTGGCACTTCAGCCTGAAATAGACTATGGGTATATCAAGCAAACCATCGGTGTACTAGTTGCGCCTGAGTGGATGCCCCGTCAGTACAGTGAGTCGGCGCTATCGTTGTTAGGCAATAAACAAAGCCGATTCAAAACCATCATGATTAAAACCATGAATGGGGAAGGATGTGCACAGCTTGAGAATATTGCAGTAAATCAAGATTCGATTGAAGAACCATTATGGAGAGCAGGACTGTCGGTAGCGGCAGTATGCGTAGATAGAGATGAAGCAATTCACAAAATTTCCGAAGGGCACCCCGAGTACTCGCCGGAAGGTACAGAGCGCAAAGCTAATCAAACAAAAGGGCCATACACATGTGCTACTTTCGAGAAGCTCAATCCGTCGGGTTGTGAAGGCTGTAGGCATAAGGGGACTATCTCATCTCCGGTTCAACTTGGCTCTGAAATTGCGGCTGCAGAAACCAATGTTATTGTTGAAACTACGGAGACTGGGCAAGAAGAGGTGTTTGATATACCCTCGTACCCCTTCCCATACTTCAGAGGCAAGAACGGCGGAGTCTACATAGAAATACGAGACGACGATGGTGGCAAAGATGCCATAAATATTTACGAGCACGACTTATATATCGTCAAGCGTCTGCATGATCCAGCCAAGGGCGAATCGGTTTGGATCAGATTGCACCTACCAAAAGACGGCATGAAAGAATTCTCGATGCCAGCAACAGACGCCATGACGATTGAGAAGTTACGGGACAAGCTAGGATTCTTTGGAGTCATAGCACCCAAGAAACAGATGGACGGCATCATGGCTTACATGATCGCCTCGGCAAAAAACCTACAACATTCAATGGAGCTAGAAGTTATGCGGAATCAATTTGGCTGGGCAGACAAGGATAAGAAGTTCATTATTGGCGAGCAAGAAGTCTCAGCCGACAAAGTAGCGTATAGCCCACCCTCAGTAGCCACTGGATCATTAGCTGACCATTTAAAGCCGACGGGTGACTTCGACGCTTGGAAACGTGCTACCAAGGTATATGACCAGCCTGGGTTTGAACCACATGCCTTTGGCTTCTTCACCGCCTTTGGTGCCCCGCTACTTAAGCACCTCAAACACAAGGGCGCCATCATTAACCTAGTAAACAATACGTCCGGTACGGGTAAGTCGACCATCCTGAAGATGTGCAATAGCGTATGGGGGCACCCCGAAGAACTCATGCTCCAGTGGAAAGACACCATGAACTCCATGATCCACCGCCTTGGGGTTATGAATAATTTACCCGTGACTATTGACGAAGTTACCAAGATGAGCGGCGACCACTTCTCAGACCTACTTTATGGTGCATCGCAAGGTAGAGGTAAGAACCGTATGAAGCAGCACGAGAATGCTGAGCGTGCCAACGCCACTAAGTGGGGGACTATTGTTCTGACCAGTTCTAACGCATCGTTCTACGACAAACTTGCCGCCCTCAAAGCTACCCCCGATGGCGAGTTTATGCGTCTCTTGGAGTACAAGATTGAACTCACGGGTAATTTATCCAAGCAAGAAGCCGACGCCATATTTAACTCTCTGTACGACAACTACGGGCATGCTGGGGTCAAGTACGCTCAATACCTAGTCGGCGACCTAGAAAATGCCATGGATTTGGTAATGCAGGTTCAGCAGCGGGTCGACAAAGCCGTGGATATGAGCAACCGTGAGCGCTTCTGGTCGGCTGTCGTTGCATGTAACATCGCTGGTGCTTTGATTGCCAAAGACCTAGGCATTATCGACTTTGATATTCACAGGGTCTACAAGTGGATTGTGGAAGAACTCAAGGTTATGCGTCATGAGATCAAGGCTCCAAGCGTCGGCGTAACTGATGCAATCAGTGAGTTTATTAACGAGAACCGTGGTGCCGTGCTGGTCATTAATGACGAGGTTGACGGACGTACCGGTATGGAACAATTACCAATCCAAGAGCCTAGACTAGACAAGTTATTTGTTAGGATTGAGCCTGATACCAAAGAGATGTACATCAATGCCAAGCAGTTTAGAAAATACTGCTCTGAGAATCAGATTACTTTGAAAGACGTGCTTAATGCTTTGCAGGCAGATAAAGCATATCTTGGGATCAAAAAGAAACGTATTTCTAAGGGGACTAAAATTAAGTCCGGTGCCGTCGATTGCTTTGCCTTTGATATATCGGCTAAGTGCTTTGAGGAAGAGCAGTTACTGGACGTAGCAACAGAAAATGCTGATACACGGGCTGAGCTTCACAGTTAATTGGAAGAACTTTGTGGTGGGGTCGTCATTCTTTATCCCCTGCTTGGATACGGAAGAGGCTTTGACTCAAGTTAGCCGCACCACAAAACGTCTTGGGTACAAGATTAAGACACAAATTGTTGTAGAAAAGGGAATACGTGGGTTGCGGGTATGGCGTATTAAGTAGTATTATTTGCCTGTAGCCAGTGGCTACTTCATTTGTTTCCTTGTTAAGTGATACTTTATCCCCCACTTCGGTGGGGGCTTTTTTAGTCTTCGGCTTTATCGCCGTAACCACCAAACTCAGATAGTCGGCCTATTAAGCGCTTGTCATATGTCATGCCGCCCATAGATTCAGCAAGTGCACGACGTTCGTAACGTCCACGAACAGACTTTAACAAGTTCTTAGGTTTAATAGCGATTTCAGGATATTGTTCATTAAACTTAGCTATTTTTTCTAATGTGCGCTCTCTAAGATCTTCATCGTCATTATCTATAGCCATAAAGAACGCATCTCTTAAACGAGCTTGACGTTTCAAAATATCCTGTTCTATGGTCTTTCTATCAATATTAACTTTTTGCTGCTGTGCAACACGTTCTGGTGCAAAACCCAAGGACTGATAAAAAGCTTCGGCGCCAGTAATATCACCTACAAGTTCATCACCCTTGA